TCGCTACTTCTGATTCAGGTTTATCTTTGCCCGCAAGTACTTGTTCTGCAATCCCTGTGGTTTGCACATTGCCAGCTTCAGGTTCAGGTTTATCTTTTCCTTTAAATGCACCAAACAAAGCATCCCCTGCTTTTCCACCAGCAAAATAGCCGAGGCCGCCTCCAAGAAGTCCTCCGATAGCAGCGCCGGGTACTGCGCCCACACCACCAAATAAACTTCCTATTGCGCCTCCGGCCATGGCGCCGCCTTTAGCACCAAGTGCAGCACCAGCAAGGCCGCCACCCACTCCTGTTGCGATCTGTGTTGCGCTTTGTTTTTCTTGGGCTCTACCATATGTGTCAAGCCCAGCACCGACCACAGCGGAGCCAGCTAGCAATCTTCCAGCACCACTGCCTAACAATCTTCCGGCGCCGCCGGCAGCAATTCGACCTCTACCTCGACCTCTGCCGCCGCCTCCTCCCATTGCATCTACCCCAGCTGCCAGTACAGCCTTTCCTGCCAATGCTGATAGAGCTACCGCAGCGATAGAGGCTGCACCGAATAGTGCAGTAGCAGCTATGGTAGTAGCAGTAAAACCACTAGTTAATGGGTTAATACTAGCAACCAAATCGTCTACCGTAAGTTTGGCAAGCCTTTCTGCTTCTGTTAATTCTGCACGTGCCTTTTGAGCAGGATCCAAGGCAACTGCACCTTTACCTGCTTTTAGGTCGTCTAGTTCTTTTCGTTTTTTTGCAGCAATTTGTTCCTGAGTCAGACCATCTGACAAATCTTTGATAATTCTAGTTACGTTACCAACAGTTTCTCTGGTAATACCGGATATATTTTGGAGGTCTTCACTTAATGCTAAAGTACTTGTATTGGCACCGCCAGAAGCATTCATGAACTGTTGAACATTTTTTGCATATGCAGTAGTGAATTGTCCTGTTTGGTATGTACCTTCCTTAACCGCTCTAATTTGTTCATCAAGATTATGCCCGATAACAAGAAACCTAGAACTTGCCGGAGTCATTGCACCTGTTAACAATTGCATTTGTGCGGCGGCAGTTTTTACAGGGTCCCCAAAACTACCAACGTCATCAATAAATCTGTTGGCGGCCGCGATTTCTCTGTCTAATGCGTCAAGTTTTTCTTTAGCAGCCGGATCACCGGATTTTTCTAACGCAAGACGTTCTTGTTGCCAACGATTCTCTTGTAATGTCCACTCATAAGTAGCACGATTTATTTCTTGTTGTTGTCTAGTTGTCTCGACATCTTTGCCGGTCAAATCGGAAAGTATCAATAGATTTTCAGTGTAAGCCTGTGCTTGTTTTGCTAACTTGCCTTCGCTTAGCTGTCTTGAGGTTAAACCGGCGTTTGAGCTTTGCAATAATCTAACGTAATCTCCGGTAGCTTTGATCCTTGCGTCGTCATCAAACCCTAACTTTAAAAAATCTTTACGTGTTTTAGCAGTAGTCGTATTCATTTCAGCGAACGCTCTAACGCCGTCCGCGGTAGTTGAACCCAATACTCGTAATCCGCCATTCAGTGTAGTCGCTTGATTAGAGAATTTTGCTAAATCACTTGACGAAAGCCCCATTGCCTTGCCCATTTGACGTAGTTCGTTAGTAGCAAACGAGCCTGCAGCGCCTGATTTCGAGAGTGCATCATTTACCTTTAAAAGGCTGTCGGCCTGTTTAAATGCTAATTCTGCAACTCTTGTGAGTCCTTGAGCAGCTAATCCAGCCGCTATTCCCAATGGACCAAAATTTGACGTAACTGCTTTTGCTGCATCACCTAATGAGTTTAATCCAGCGCCGTATTTTGCGAATCCCTCAGTTCCAGAAAACAATGCGGTACTGAATGAGCCCAGTGCGATCTTACCGTGGTGCAATGCATTTTTTAAGCCTTCAGCAGCAGCGTCAGTCTTTTTTGTTGACTCAACTCCGGCTTCTGCGTATGTACGCAGTGCTTGTCCAGCATCTTGTGTAGCACGCGCCGAATCTCGCGTGGCACGTGTAGCATCTCTTGTAGCATGGTCGAGCGGTTGAACTGTCTTAGCAAAATTTGCTAAAGTGCTAGCCATAACACTGTTATATTGGCTCAACAATTCAGTGGACTGTCTTAGCTGTTCTTCGTACTGCTCTTGTATTTCTGGATCCATAATCATTTCCGAAAAAAATATTTTGGGTTTTTTACCCACTAAATATACTTAGTATTTAGTGTTGGGAAAATTACCCAAAATCATAAGGAAATAACATATGAACAACAATCCACTTAAGCAGTATTTCAGAAGACCGTCGATCTATCTCAAGTTACCTAGCGGTGGAAAAAACTATGCACCCGGCGTAATCGACATGCCCGAGACCGGTGAACTCCCAGTATATCCTATGACTGCAATCGACGAAATTACTGCTAGAACTCCCGACGCATTATTTAATGGGGTAGCAGTTGCGCAGTTGATTGCAAGTTGCATTCCTGATATCAAAGACCCATGGCAAATCAACTCAATGGATTTAGATGCAATTCTTATTGCTGTAAGAGCCTCTAGTGGTAACGGTGAGATGAAGGTAGAATCAACCTGTCCTGCATGCGGCGAAACAAGTCCTTACTCTATAAACTTAGTTGCGATATTGTCTTCGCTCGAACCAGGTGATTATTCTACTCCACTGGAGATAAACGAATTGTCATTTAAATTCAAGCCACTAACCTATAAACAATTGAACGATGCAGCAAAAGAACAATTTAGTGTACAACGTGTATTTGCCACATTAGACTTCATCGAAGACGCTGAACAAAGAGCAACTACTAGTGAAGAAGCACTAAGAAAAATTACCGAACTAACTATGGACATTGTCAGCAGCGGAATAGAATATATACAAACACCTACGGTCAAAGTAACAGAAAAAGAATTTATTAATGATTTTTTGCATAACTGCGACAAAGAGATGTACATCTCTATTAGAGATTTCAATAGTGAGCTTAAAAGAGCAACTGAACTGAAGCCACTAAAGATGAAGTGTGACAGTTGCGAACATGAATACGAACAGAGCTTTACGCTAAATCCAGCAGATTTTTTCGAGTAAGGCTTCTTCGTGCGTCACCTGAAGACATCAAGAAGCTTATAGATGGGATGGAAAACGAAGTCAGGGATATCAAAAAATCATGCATGTCGATGGCATGGTATATGAGAGGTGGTATTACCTATGATGAGATTCTTAATCTAAGCGAAGAAGAACGCAAGTCAATTAGCGAGATCATCGAAAGCAACCTAGAAGTAACAAAAACTTCTCAGATGCCATTCTTCTAGCAAACGTAATAGGGAAAATTATTAATTTAATTTTCTCTATTACCATATTATACCATTCTATATCTTGGAGAGTTGTTCTTCGAACAACTTATACCTAACTCACTTCGTTCGTTCGGTCTACTCTTTTTCTTTGTTTAAATCTCTTAATTAAGGGTTCTTCCATATAAGTTCTAGAAACCAATTGCCGATTTTGAGCCATGGTAGTGCTAATTTAGCACTACCAAAGTTTTAGGATGCCATGACCCGTCACCTTTGCTATCTGTTCCCCGATATACTAGCCCTGTTCTTTGCTGTATAACGCCACCGGTTGCCCTGTAAAGTAATGATGGGACTGTAGTTGAGGCCGTAGCACTCAGCAACGCATGTTCTACATCTTCAAGATAGAGTATAATGTAGACTCATTCCGGGTTCGCAAAACCATGTCGATTGCCCGGTCGGTGTTCCATAGACAACGCATGTCTACGCTTTTTGAGAGAATGCACTCTCGGCTCCAGATCCGTAACGCAGGTGTCTGCGCCCTCAAGGAGAGTCGAGCAACCCCGACCAAACAGCTATGTATGTATAATCCCAAACAATTATGTATGTATGAGCAAGACTTTGTGTCTGATGAGCTTTATATGGGATAAATGAGTGGCAAGACTTTGGTGTCTGTGAGTATATTAAGAAAGCTAAGTATTGAGCGTTATGTTTCCGGACATGGTGTCTGTGTTAGTATTAGGTGAAGCTGAATAGATTTTAAGAAGGTCTTTGTTGAGCTTGAAAAAATGATTGAATTCGATAATCACCCAGTCTCCTGTCGTAGCAGAACTATAGTAGATGAAATTATCGGTAACCCAAGTATATTTTGTTTGCACTGCAACATACTTGCCTTTGCGGTCGAACTTCATGAACAAGATGTTACAATCATTGTCTTCGGCTACATCCATGAGTTGCTTGATCCAAGAATCAAGTTGCTTGCACTCACCAGTCAACACCAAATGAAAGGGGAAGTCTTTATAATTTTTGCATTCGGCATTGAAGTTTTTAAAAGTTTCTCCTGGAACAATATCCCCCTTGAAACTCCTAACCTGATCCTCATGTAAGTATTGTTTCCTAGCTTGATTCTTGCCGCCAATGTATGCACCCGAACTAGGAGCTCGGATGAAACTTTCGTCGTACGTTTTCGAAAGGAAGCTTGCAACTTCTCTTTCGAATGATGAACCTTTAGCTTTTTGTGGTGAGGGCATACTATGATTTATCACTTGTAATGACGCTGAAATAAAAACTTTAGTCGATATCACTAGTGGTCGAGTAACTAGTAAATCCACCTTCTTTGATTACTGTTAACACTCGATCAACTCTGCTTGTCAGTTCTTCTTTATGACTCACTAACCAAATAGATTTGTTACGATTTCGCGTTAATGTTTTCAGGATGGCAAGTGAATTTTCTAGTCCAATACTGTCCATACCAGAATCAACAAGTTCATCAATAAAGATCGTATTGATCGGGAAATATAGATTTTCCCAAACATCACGGAATGCAAAGGAAAGCGCAAGTATTAATCTATTCATCTCGCCGCGACTAAGATTGTGAAAATCTAGTTCACGACCTAATTCGGTGATCTCAACTGTTAAGTCGTTCTTGAATATAACAGTGTGCGGAAGCCCGATCTTATCTAGATAATAAGTTAGTCTGGCATTGAGGTAAGACAAGTTTTGATCGATGATCTTCTTGCGCACGAACGAATCCTTGCTAGTCAACAGGTCGAGCAAGAACTTCAAGTGATCAGCGATTTTAGTAAGTTCGTTGATACGGTCGAATTTAATTTCTTGTAATGCTGATTTTTCCATGTCATTGATCTGGTCTATATACGGATCAACTTCGTCTACTTTACGCTGTATCTGCTGCAATAAATTAGCAACTGTACTACGATGTTCGATTGCTTCGATTTCAGTATCATAGTGTGTTATCGGAGCAGATCCTAATACTTCGTCGGCGTAATATTCATCGATCTGTTCTATGTAAGGATCCGATTCGGCGTTCTTGGCATCGATTTGATTTTGAATATTTTCAAGTTCCGAACTATGCTTGATAGCTTCTATGTGTGTCTTGTAATGTGTAACAGGAACATTGCCTAAAACATACACAGAATTTTTATTTTTTTCTAAATCATTTTGGGTTTGGGCAAAATCTTGGCGAGCAGTCATAAGAAGGTCCTGCTTACTCGATATCACGGCTCTGTGATTATCATCGTGGAAATCTTGACCACACGTATAACATTTGTTTTTTTCAAGTGTTGCTATTTCTTTTTCCAACTTGATAACAAGATTCTCGTCTTTCTTGAGTGTTGATTCTAAAGCAACAGTAGTCTTGTTGATAGTAGCAAGTTCAATTTTTTTACGATTGTATTCAGCTAGGTCGGCGTGCGCTTGTAGCTCAGAAACAATATTGATTGTCGATAACAAAGTATAGCTATCTTGCAAAGTCCTCACATCCAAATCACGCTTTTGCTTCCATGCAGTTTGCCGAGCTAAAAACGCATTGTATAGTTCTTGCTTTTTCTTTTTTTCTTGGTATAATGTCAATGATTTATGAGCAACCAATTCAGCATCGATGTCGATCTGATTTAGATTATCATATTCGGTGACTAAACTGTTTAGGTCTTCGGTATGTTTGGCATTCCATAATCTCCCACGACGCCGAAGATTTTCGATTTGTTCTTCAACTCGTCTATTGGCTTCTTGTATAGTTCTGGTCTTGAACTCTTCCTGCTCAATAGATTCTTTAATGGACTTCACTTGATTCTTGATAGCTTCTGCTTTCTCAGAGAGTAAAGTGATACCAAGCAATTGTTCAATGATTTTGCGCTGTTCTCCGGCGCCTAATGCTAGAAATGGTTCTGTGTAGGTGTTGAGTACAACAATATGCTTAAACATATCATGTGTCATGCCAATGCTACGTTCGATTACCATTTGGGTATCTTTATTTTCACCCTGTGCATCATCTTTCGCATCTTGTAGCTGGTTGTTGACATAGAACTTAAGCGCATGTGGTTTACGACTGCGTTCAATCCTGTATTCGGTGCCGTTAGCACTGTATTCAAGCGCAACTACCATGCCCTTGCCGTTGGTTCGGTTAATTAGGTTGTCCTTACGAATTTGGTTAATTGGACTGCCGAACAATGCATAACTGAGTGCTTGGATCATAGTAGTTTTTCCTACACCGTTGCGTGCACCAGCCCCGCCTAAATCTAAGTTATGCCCGAGAACCAAGATTAATTCGTTTGTGTTCAGTGATATTGTTTGCGGTACTGCACCCACACTTAAAAAGTTACGAAGGGTGATATTATTGAAGACAATACTCATGTGTTAAGATATAACTCTAGTAGTAGTTTTGGATCATATAAATCACTTTCGATCTTTGTGATCTGGTCGATAACGATCTGGTCAACACTTTCGAAACTTACGTCTCCGGGAGCAAGGTCAGACGCATATTCACTATTTTTAATAGGAATCAATGACATCTCTCGCAAGTTATATTTTGGGATCAATGTCTCACGAATGAAACTAGCTTCTTCATATGATATATCAATGTCTAGATGCACTCTAATATTTCCTTTAGGTAAAAGCAACCCATCTGGGTTATCTAGTACTTCGCTTAACTTGTAAACGCGAAACACGGGTTGATCAGGCCACGAATGAAACTCTGGTTCTTGGTCCCATTCAAGTACCATCATACCACGAGCATCATCACCGGCGTCTGCATAATTATGAGGAAACGCATTGCCGATATACCAGATGTTTTTGCGAGATTGTCTCTTGTGAAAGTGTCCAGAAAATACACGTTCGAATCTAGCAACATGATCAGAGTTTAGTTCGCCGTGATCAGGCATCTCGATCATTGCATTCATGAAAAAATGTGGCAATTCTAAGTGAGCAAACAAATATTTACCACTCATCTTTGCTAGTTTTTTATAGTCATCCCCTATTAACCATGGAGCAATTACTACATCACCTTGCTGAAACCAATCATTGACGATGATAACGTTGGGAAGATGATTTGCCCACTCGACTGAATGAACATCTCTACGATCACGGTAATACAAGTCGTGATTGCCTGGAATGAAGTATACTCTTTCGAAACTAGCGTTTAATCGTTCTAGGGCCCGAAGACCAAACTGAAGGGTGTGAATATTAATGCTTGCTCTATGGTGATTCCAATCACCTAAGAAAAAACAAGTTTCACATCCTTCCTCTTTAGCCTTACTGATAAACCAATCTATGAAATCAAGACAGTCTTGGTTATGTTGTAAGCTGTTGCTTTTAAGACCAAAATGAATATCAGTAAGGACAGCAGCTTTTTTAAACAAATTACTCATAGAATAATTATATCACCTTATAGATTATTAAACAATAGATTTGGATAACTTAAGGCTCTAGTTGCATCTTTGTGCCTTTTGTTTGGCGAGTAAATGAGGGAGCTAATCCATTCATCTCCAAGATGTCGTCGCGAATATTCTGTGACCTCTTTTCAGTGTTTAGTACTCGGCAGAAGCTATTAGTAATAGCCGCCGTATAGTAGGCGAATGGATTTGCAGACTTTGCTTCGTTGAATCGAAGTCCAACATATGTTAGTTGTAGAATGGCAGAGTTACGCATCTCATCATTGTAGGTATACCCCCTCCAATTATATTTCATAGCATACTTCTCGCACAACATCATATACATTCTAGCTAGCTTGTTTGTGATGTTTCCGTGATCCTTAGAGAAGTAACCATTTTCAATTCCGCCCACCCAATGTGATTTTCCCACACAACGGAATTCTTTTGTGTCGTCTAACTTATAATGTTGGAATGGAGGAAAGTTTACCTTCACGTGGACCATATCATCCACTTCAGCCTTTGATGTTTTGTCTTCCAAATCAGAAAACTCAGTACTGTCATCGTTTTCAAAGATCAATATGTCTGTTGCAGTCTTCTTATTGGTTTTTCTTGGTTGTTTAGCTGCAATCGGAATATGGTCCCAAGTCATAACACGAAAAATTAGATCCTGTATTGGAATTGAGTTTGGGTCCACTTTCTCACCGGATTCAATTGACAATCTAGTTGCGCGTGTTTCTCTTGCTAGTTCGATCTGTTCAGGTTTAGCAGCAAATTCTAAACTACTAGCCAACGTAGATTCTGGTTGATCGATAATTAGGTCATATCTGTGATAATCTGGGTCAACATAATAGCAATATGAGTTCTTGCTGATATGGATTTCTTTTAAGATATCCTTGTTATTTAAATAATTGATTGGTTTCTTTATAGCCACATCTAATCCTTCTATGATTATAATTTGTATGATACTATTACTGTTGCAAAAATACAACTGATTAGGGTAAAAATTCGATGATTTTCAAGCGATAAATACACTCAGTGTATTTATGCGTGATGTAAATATGAATAATTTGTTTAGGTACTACAAAGAATGACAACGGCGACACAACAACTTATAATCAACCTAAAAGCCGCACCAATTGGTGCGTTGTATTCAGGCAAGGATCCTCAAGGTTATACTAAGTTCTTGAAAAAGACCGGCGAGAATCAGTGGCAATATTTTCAAAACGGTCAACCAGGTGAATATATCGGGGTAGAAAGCGCCGCTGCAACATTCCAACGAGATAAGATGGGTAGGGTCACGGGCGGCACTACAGAAGCACCTGAGACTGGGAAAACCGCCCCAGTACAAGCAACGACCGGTGGGCGAACTGCTAGAGAAGCATTCGCCGGTGCACCCGCAGGAACTGTATGGACTGGCAGAGGTACCAGAGGCGATACTAATGGACAGCTTCTAGTCATCAAAAAAGAAGATAACGGCCGCTTCTCGGTTGGCCCAAACGGCGCTATGAACCAGCTGAGTAGTGATATTAACAGTGCGCTCGATTACTACAAATTTTCAGGAAATGTGATTAATACTGCAAACAGAGCAGCTTGGTCTATCTCGCCACCTTCGTCTTTTCCAGCAAAAGATACTGTACGTAGAGCGAATGGCGCCGCCTCGACTACGGCTACGGCTTCAACTTCAACCAATCCACCCACTGGTCTTCAGGGTCCGATTGATACGGTCGAAGCAGAAGCAACTCTACAAGATCAAACTCAGTTTGGCCTTTCAGAAGACTGGCGTGTTCGATTGACTCTATCACCGGGCTCTGATTATCTTTATAATGATCCTGATGCTGAAAACAGCGTACTGGCTCCATTAGCAGAGACCGACGGTGTGATATTTCCATACACACCCCGAATTGGTCTCACCTACACCGCAGAATACGGAGAAACTAAGTTAACACATAGTAATTATAAGATACACCAGTATATTGCAAGTTCAGTGGATCAGGTTTCTATAACTGCTGATTTTACATGCCAAGACGTATTCGAAGCAAGATATCTAATTGCAGTCATACACTTCTTTAGGTCAATGACTAAGATGTTCTATGGCCAAGATGAGTATCCTATGCGTGGCACTCCTCCCCCATTGTGCTACATGTATGGGTTAGGGGACTTTCAGTTCCAAGCGCATCCATTAGCGATCAATAGTTTTGCTTATACTTTGCCGCCTGACGTGGACTACATTAGAACAACTGCACCTGAATCTGCTGGACTCATAACTCCTTCACAATATGAAACCGAAAAGTCCATTGATAATCAACGCCAGCTACCGGCTAATGTTGGACGCGGCGGCGTGTTGCGGCGTATAAGGGCATTGCAGTTAGCAAACCAGTCCTCTCCCACTGTAACTTGGGTGCCTACTAAAATTGAATTAACAATTAATGCATTGCCGATAATAAGTAGAAATCAAATTTCAAACGAATTCAGTCTTAAAAAATATGCAACAGGAGACCTTATGTTGGGTGCTAGACGAGGAAAAGGCGGCCTGAGCGGCGGAGGTATGTGGTAATGAGTAATCAAGGAATATATCCTCCGACGAGTCCATATACTCAGACTAATGTAGTGAGCGCCAAATATCTAGACGTTTTGGTATATAGAGATATTCCCAAAGATGTAAACGATGTTTATATGGAAATCACTGCGACCTATCAATATAGACCAGACTTATTAGCATATGATTTGTACGGCGATGCGAAGTTATGGTGGGTATTTGCTGCGCGTAATCCAAATCGGTTAGGCGAAGATCCCTACTTTAACTTTACCGCAGGTGTAGGAATATACGTACCTAAAATGACTACTTTAGTCAGTGTGTTAGGTATCTAATATGGCAGAACACACGGAAATTGTCGGTTCAGCCGATGATGACAGACAAAATCGTAATTTACCTGCAACTTCAACTCCAACGATCAGGAAAGAAACGTCAGACCTTCTTGTTCCGGGAAAACGACTGTTTAATCCTTTAGGAAAATTTGCTAGCTATAATTATCAAATTAGTTTGTACATGATTACTCCTGATGCATACGATGCATTTATTCAGACTGGACGCCGCAGGATTAATGCATTTAGTGATGCATTGCCTGATCGAGGCATAGATCCAGTAACTGGTAAAAGAACGGGTGGCGGAGCATTACTAGTTGCTCAGAGCGGGGGGATAAACAATAAAATCGATAACCGAGCACCGGGTTTTACTAATGATTTTGGAATCGATAATCTAGTAATAAAGAATTTTCTGAGTGGACCGTCTACTGGAAGTACAGCAAATGTTACTGAAGTAACTTTTTCTATTACTGAGCCATATGGATTTTCTTTCCTGACTAAACTAAGACGGGCAGCAGACGCTATTGAAAAATACGTAAATTCAGGGTTTTCTATTGGGTCTAGTCTTAGAACAGGCAAAGGTCCGGAAAATCCAGCTAAACAGTTCTTTATATTAGGCATTCGTTTTTATGGATATGATATTGCCGGCAATCCCATGACAGGTTCTGAGAAAGTTGGAGGTAGTATATTAGACCCAACCAACCGTTCAGTCGATATTAATTCACCCCAAAACGCAGTATTTGAAACGTTTTATGATATTGCGATTACTTCCATCAAATTTAAAATTGATGGAAATTCTGTTAGGTACGACTGTGCAGCAAACGCTTTGTTCCCTAAGGAAGCGCTGGGCGCGCGATTGGGCGCCATCAAAAAGAATACAAATGTTACCGGAAAAACGGTAGGTGACGTATTGCGCAGTCTGATGGAAAACCTAACAAACGAGCAACAAGCTGATACTAAAAAAACTCCGCCTGCTAGGCAAGAAGCTAATACTTACGCAATAAAATTTATAGGCGACGCTGATCAGATTGACATGGCTGAGATCGCTACTCCAGAAGATATCAACAAATATAAATATCCAGGGTCGACAGCGAAGTCTCAGCAAGAATCTAACCCCGGGCTAGAAGTAATATCAACCCCTGATAAAGACAAACGAAGCTATAGTTTGCCACCAATGCCTATTGTACAGGCAATAAATCAAGTAATATCACAGAGTACATTTTTAAGAGACGCGCTACAACTGGTATATACTACTGCGACTGAGCCGGATTTTGCTAAAAAAGTAAGAAATGCAAACAAACCCAATTCAAAAGCAGCAATGAAATGGTATACTTGTAATCCGGTACTTTCAAATGCTAGGTGGGATAAGATATTGGGTTCATGGGCATATGACATAACATATCAGATACAAATTTACCTGACTCCCGTGATCGATAGCGCGTTTGCTAACCCTGGCAGCCGCTACTATGGTCCGCACAAACGATATAAATATTGGTATACTGGCGAAAATTCCGAAATCATTGGATATACACAGCAACTCGATACCGCTTATTATGTCATTGTATTGGGTGGTCCACCCAATACCTCTTCTACTGTTACAGCTCCGGGACAAGTTGACCCTGGAGCAAACCAATTTAGCACGCCTAGAGATCCTCAGGGGGTAGATCACATTAATGCTAAACAAGGTCTATTGGGCTCGCAAGCAACTGCTACCCCGGGCAGCGTGATGACATACTTGCTTGATCCTGCTAAAACCGCGACAGCTACTATCAATATTTTAGGTGACCCAGATTTTCTCATGCAAGACACTACTTATTCAGAAGAGAGTCAAATTTATCAAAGATTTTACGGCACTGATGGGTTTACGGTTGACCCTAACGGAGGACAGGTTTTCGTTGAAATCGACTTCAACGAACCAGTTGATTACTCGGCTGGAACTGGATTGATGAACATCAACGAGAGCATACAATTTTGGAAATATCCTGAAAGCCTGTCGAAATTAATTCAAGGTATATGCTATCATGTAATCGATGTCAAAAGTACATTCAATTCTGGAAAATTTGAACAAGTACTGAACTGTATTATAAACGCAATGGGATCTCCGGAAGACCCATTCTCCTCTGAACGCAGTGATTCTTCTAGTAATACTGGATCAAATACACCCAATAATGGAACTGGTAATAACACTGGTTCACTTCCCGGAAGTATTCCCGGAGATAATAAAAATGTCTTTGTCCCTCCTACAGATTCCCAAAGTCCCGAAAATTAAATTTAGGTAATAAAGTATGGCACTAGATGATATTAAGCTTAAAGGTCGGATAAAGGGAACTAAGCATGATTCCGGCGGCGGAGTCACGTATGATGTTCCAATGATTGGAATTGTTAAAGATAACATTGATCCGACACGCGCAGGTAGAATCAAAGTTTATCTCAGTGAGCAAGGAAGTCCAAATTCTGACGATTCAGCTAACTGGGTAACTGTTAACTTTTTAAGTAGTTTTTTTGGTAGGGTGACCCCGCAAGCAGGTCAAACCGGGTTAGGCTCTTACGTTGACAACGCAAGTTCGTATGGGCAATGGCAAGCCCCACCGGATATTGGAACTGAAGTAATTTGCTTGTTTATTAACGGTGATCCTAACTATGGATTCTACATAGGTGCAATTCCTAACCCAGAAGCATTGCATATGCTCCCTGCTATCGGTGGGGCAGATTCTATCGTTCCTAATTCCGGAGAAGCAGAAAGCTATGGCGGAGCAACAAGATTACCGACATCCAACTTCAATACCAATAACGCCGACCTAAGAGATAGTAATGAATTCTTAAATTCTCCCAGACCGGTTCATAGTTATACGGCATCGATCATGCACCAACAGGGAATTATACGTGATCCTCTTAGAGGACCTATAGGTTCTAGCGCGTCTCGCGAAGCTGTTTCGCGTGTTGGCTGGGGCGTAGCCACTCCGGGTAGACCTATTTATGAGGGTGGGTACGACGATCAAACTATCGCTTCTAACTTAGATACAACGAAGGGCGAACAATTAAAAGTTGTGGCACGCCGCGGCGGCCACTCGTTGATCATGGATGATGGGGACATCATTGGTCGAGACCAACTTATCAGACTTAGAACTTCGTTGGGTCATCAGATTTTGATGAGCGATGACGGACAGACGTTGCAGATATTGCATTCAAATGGACAGTCATATGTCGAATTAGGCAAAGAAGGTACAGTCGATATCTACTCAACTAACTCGATCAATATGCGTACTCAAGGGGACTTCAACATTCATGCAGACCGTAATGTAAACATACATGCTACTGATACATTAAATCTACATGGTAAAACTATTAATATCGATAGTGAACAAGACTTGAAAGTGCGTGCTGGTAAGAATTTTGAAACACAAGCAGTAGGCAAATACACGGTTAAGGCAGGTGCGGCATTGGCACTTAATTCTGGGCAAGAAGCATCTATGAATGCAACCGGATTGACTTATATCAATGGCTCACAAGTAAACATTAACAAAGGATTGCCCACTACTTCGGCTAAGCCAGTAACTGCAATTCCAATAAAAGCACAGACTGACACACTATACGATGCACAAAAAGGTTTTGCCGCCGCACCCGGCAAGCTACAGACTATCACTTCCCGTGCACCTGCTCATTACCCGTGGGCTAATGCAGGACAGGGGGTTGATGTCAAGAACTCGCTTAATGCAGAAGACAACATTCCACAATCTCCTTCTCCTTCAGTGCAACAAGTAAATCAAGCTGCATCTACCGCAGGTGTCGCGCCGCCTGCGGAGACAACTAATCAATCTGTTCCCACAGTTCAGCCGGTCTCTCCTGGGATGGATGTTAATACGACCAGTGCCGTACTAAGTCAGGTCGCGACCAGTGCCGCACAAGGTCCGTTGTCTGCTGCGGTTGATATAGGCACTGCAATAGTCAATATTGGGAACGGGGCCAAAGCAGGGGCTATCGGGTCATTTGCGATGACTCCCACACAGATGGCATCATCGGGGGTTATCAAACCCGGCTCTGACATTCTGATCAATAAACTAATACAAGCAGGCAAGTCAATTGCACAATCTCTTCCAAACAGCATGTTTACTGGTATAGCAGGAGCTTCTACGTTGTCTTCGTTTGTGTCAAATACAACTGCACAAACTGAAGCAATGGTTAACAATTTACAAAAAGCACAAAAGGCATTGGGCATGATTGGAGTCATCACCGGCAAAGAATCACCGGGGATGCTTTCTGGATTAATAACGGCCGCCGCAACAGTGGGGGTGTCACAAACAGTTCAGGCAGTACGACATATCGCACAATCTATTACTGTTAGCGGAGATACTAATACGTTAGGTGGTTCAACTGCCGGATCAAATACAAACACAACGGGTAGAAATATTAATCAATTTGGAAATAGTGTTGTTGGGGCATTAACTCAAGTGTTAAATCCATTGGGTAGTCCAGTGACTGGAGTATTAAGCTCACTTCCAAACGGAGAAAGTTCTGTCACTAATGCGTTGCGGGCAATTGGTGCAGGGAGTATTGCAGGAAAACTAGCATCTCTCACGGGAGGATTGGGAGGCATCTCACAATCTATCGGTGGATTATTGGGTAATGCAAATTCAAACGGCAAAGACCTAGCTAGTGCATTGATCAGTGACAGAGGAGTAGCCGGCGCGGCGTTCCAGTCTATTGTTAGTTCGTTCGTGCCATTGACTCCGGGAGTAGCGCAGAGCTTATCTGCTATCGCCCAAGCGGCAGCTGCCGGTAAGGCATTAAATTCTAGTCAAATAACTCAGTTAGGTAGTTCATTAATTAGTTCGTTAAGTGGATCATCGATTAATGTATCCGGAGTGTTGGGTGGTCTAGACAGATTGGGTGGATTAGGTAGTGCTGCAGGGGCATTAGGTAGATTGGGTGGATTAGGTAGTGCTGCAGGGGCATTAGGCGGGCTAGCCGGGCTTGGCGGTCTTGGTGGATTAGCAGGGCTAGCTGGGCTTGGTGGCGGCGGTGCGGTGTCAATCGGTGGCGTACTTTCGTTCTCGTCATTGGGTAAACTAGCTGCTGGCATCATCACCGGCGGCAATGCGTTCGGTATAGGCGGAATATTAAACATCGCTAGGGGCGGGATCACAGGACAAATTGCAGGACTCGCCCAAAATGGCGTCAGTGGTGCAATTAACGGTGCATTGGGTAGTGTAACCGGTTCAGTGGGAGGTTTGGCACCCGATGCATTGGGTAGCTTAGGTAGTCAGATAGCGGGCGCAGCGAACGCCGGTTTAGCAAGAACCTTCACCGGCGCGATAAACAATGCAGTAGGGGGTACCATATCTGGGGCATTGAACAACGCCGTTGCTGGCGTAGTTAATAATATTTCTGCCGGATCAATCAACAATACTATCGCCGGTATTACCGGCGTAGCTTCGGTCATACAACACGGTTCGGCTGCTAGTGTTAATAGTCTCGTTGCCGGAAATACAACTACTATAGGTGGAATTACTGGAATCATTAACTCCACTACTACTGCTACTGCTAATTTGGGAAATATCGCAGGAAAAGTACAAAATGCAGTAGATAATGTCACTAGTATTTCGGGTGCAGGATTATCGGGTGTATCAGGGGGAATATCATCTTTGATCAAGGCAGCTTCGGCTACTCAGTCAGGCTCGAAGTCATCCGTCGCTTCGCTTATTTCAAGTGGTATTAGTGCATTACCTGCAGGATTAAATTCTATTTCTAATGTGTTGAATAAAGCAGTAAACATAACTAATTCTATTCCGGGAGCAGGAAAACTTTCCGGGCTTATCAAAGATGCACAGTCGGCAGTAATGAACGGATTACCTAACATCGTGAATAGCGTTATAGGTAAAAACAATTCACTGGGTTCATTGATTGCAACCGGACTATCTATTGGAGAAGGGTCACAGCTTTCTTCTATATTGGCGAGCCTATCGTCTAGTGGTAAATCACAGATCAAGTTGCCGCAAGTTGGATTTAATACCTTTGCTAGAGAAGCAATAACAGCAAAAATAAGTAATTTGTTAGGTAATCCTAAGATTCCGTTACCAAATCTACTAGGGGAAGTGCCACCCGATTTACAGAATGCTGTCGCGGCCCTAACTAATATTAGTAATGAAATATTTAAAGTGCAAGATGAGTTAGGTCAATGGAATCAAAAGATTGAGCAAGCAAAGAATGCGTTTTATGCTGCTGAACAGAATCTACCACAAGGTGATCCAACTATCACCCAATTGCGTCTGGTTTGGAAACAGACATTTAATGATTCGGCACGTTTGCGATTAGTAGAACGACTAGCTGAATTGGGCTCTGGAACGAGAGGAGCAAACCCCAATTCTAACACTTCGGGAACTGGTGTAGTATCGGCAGTACAAAACATCACGTCTACTTTAAATGGTATACCAAATCCCGGAACACGAACAACCGGAAGCGACAATCTATCGGGATCATTGAATGATACTGCATCTCTCTTTAATACACTGGTGTCATCAACTACAAGAGTTTCTAATTTTGGGCTAAGCAATACATGAGGACTAGTCAGTTGGTCGATCAGCAAACGGATAAATAAAATTATAAGGAAATATCATGGCAACATACATAGGATTTAGCACGATCAATGCAAATAAACCAAAGACAACTAACCCAGTCAGCCCCCCAAATGGCGGCTTTGGCACAGATCAGATCGGCGGACTAGACGGCGGCTTTGGTTCTATACTAGAACCGTTGAACTGGGGAAAGAAATTTAGATTGGTAGACGCGCCACTAGTGATACAAGACTTCTTGAATGCGTTAAACATTCCCAAAGGTCAAAAAGTTGGGCAACCAGCTTATGGAACCACATTGTGGTCATTCTTGTTTGAGCCCAACACACGAGACGTACAGTTTCAACTAGAAAACGAGATCAGGCGTTTGGCGAGTGAAGATCCTAGAATGACGTTAGCCTACGTAAAATCATTTCCTAAAGAGAATGGCATATTAATTGAACTTCAAGTAGCTATAAATCCATATAATCAACCGGCAGTAGTCAACATCTACTTTGACAGGAATTCTCGCAGTGCAGGACTGATCTAATCAAATTACGCTCTTTTCCGAATGATAAATATATCAAAAGAGAGTAACTCTATGGCCACATCCTCAAGACAGTCATCATTATTCGGAGCAAATGATTGGAAGACTATCTATCAGACCTTCCAAGAATCTGATTTCAGAAGCTATGATTATGAAACTCTTCGGAAGAGTTTTATTGACTATTTGCGGAATTACTATCCTGAAACTTTTAATGACTATGTTGAATCTTCAGAATTTATTGCCCTTCTCGATGTTATGGCATTCATGGGGCAAGGTCTTGCGTTCCGCAATGACCTAAATGCGCGTGAAAACTTCATCGACACTGCTGAGCGCAGAGATTCTGTTATTAAACTAGCTACTTTGGTTGGGTATACTCCAAAACGCAATATCGAGGCTAATGGTTATCTCAAAGTTACCAGTATCAAGACCACACAAAACATAACTGATATTAACGGATTAAATCTGAGCAACGTTCCGGTATTATGGAATGATCCTGCAAATCCAAATTGGCTTGAGCAATTCAACACAATCGTGAACGCATCACTTGTCAGTACACAAAAGATAGGTCGACCGGGCAACATCGCTGACTTATTGGGAGTGACCACGTCTGAGTATTCGATTCAAATTCCAACAAACAGTTTACCTATTGTTCCGTTCACGTCGTCTATTGACGGTCAAACAATAAATTTTGAATTAGTCAGCGCAACCTCGCTTAACGAAGACTACATATATGAAGTACCACCTGCACCGAGCGGCAAATTCAACATGCTGTATCGCAATGACAAATTAGGTTTTGGTAGTCCTGAATCAGGCTTCTTCTTTTATTTTAAGCAGGGCACTCTTACCACAGTTAACTTCACGTTTCAGCAAGAATTGTCTAATCAAATATTTGAGATTGACGTCCAAGGTATCAACAACACAGATACTTGGCTGTTCCAATTAAACAGTGATGGGACCAGGACTGAATGGAAAAAAGTCGATAGCGTATATGCGGATGCATATTTGCAAAAAGAAAAGTCAAGTAGAAAACTGTTCTCTGTAAATTCTCGCTTTAACGACCAAGTAACTTATATATTCGGTGACGGTGTATTTTCTGCTATCCCGATCGGTAACTTCAGGGCGTATGTCCGTGCAGGCAACGCTCAAACATACAGCATAGAACCCTCAGAGATGAATGGCATCTCAGTATCATTCAACTACATCAGTCGACTGGGTCGTCCCGAAACATTAACTGTGGGCTTGACGCTTCCATTAACAGTTAACAATGCACAACAAAGGGAAACGCTACAAGAAATCAAGCAGCGTGCTCCTACTCGTTATTATACACAGAATAGAATGGTTAACGGAGAAGACTATAATAACTTCCCGTATACATTGTATAGTTCGATCATTAAATCTAAAGCAATCAACCGTGCTTCAGTTGGTGTTTCTAAGAACCTAGACTTACTTGATCCAACTGGTAAATATTCAAGTACTAATTCTTTTGCTGGCGACGGCGCATTATTTCAAAATAATAATGACGGAGTTCTGTCGCTGACTATCAACACGACCAGCGATATTATCGCATTCTTTACGGATACGCTTGCTTCAGTTCTAGCATTGACTAGGGCGTCACAGTACTATGTTGATGCAACAGGAAATGCAAGTAATACTTGGTATAAACGATTCAACATTAACACTGCATCAGGGGACGGTACTGTATATTGGCAAACAAGTTCAGTTGATACCGGCGCCGAATCTGGATATTTCTATAATATAACTGGTAGTTTTTTAGCTCCGTTGTCGATTGGCACATTCAATAGTAATAATTGCAAGTATATTACTACTGGAGCCATTATTAAATTCGCTGCACCGTCGGGGCAGTACTTCGACAACAACAATCGATTAGTGTCGGGTATCGCTCCGTCCCCCGAAAACAATTATATTTGGACAACGGTACTCAATGTAATAGGTGACGGCTCGAACAATGGTTCAGGTAGTTTTGCTAACGGCTCTGGTCCCGTCAAAGTCAATGGCTTTGTTCCGTCAGGCGCAATCTTGTCGCAAGTAATCCCTGTGTTTGATAATGCATTGTCAACTAACCTTATCCAAGAATGTATCGTTAGAATGGAATTAAATCAAGATTTTACTCTTGTGTTTAATAATTCTATTGCAGTCAACCAAGAGCGCTGGTCAATCGAATCTATCAATAATACAAATTACTTTGTTAAATTTACAAGCACTGGAGCAAATAAGTATGCTATCGCATATAGATCATTGAAGTATTATTTTGGATCAGTAGCAGAGACTAGGTTTACTTACTCTAGCGGCGAGTTAGTCTATGATCCCTTTTCAGGTAAGATCATTCAAGATTTCGTGAATATCTTACCAATCAATACTCAATATGGAAGCAGTGTTCCTTTGGGCAAAGAAGTCAAAGTTAATATCTTAGGTCAGACAGTAGAATCGGACGGATATATCAACGACTTTGAAGTTGAAGTCGCGGCTACTGACATTAACAATAGCCAACTAATACTAAATCCAGAGTTCTTTAGCAGTGTAACTGGATATGTTTCTGGAAGCCAAAACGTAGGCATCTATGTGTTCTTTGAAACAGTGCAAGATCCTATCAATCTTACTAGACAGTACATCATCCCCTCATCATCTGTGGAGTATCAATACCCAACAATTTCACAAATTGAAACAGTAAAGTATGATTATCCACTGGGGCAATTGTTTTATGCTTATACAGAAAATAAATTTTATAAGTCTGTACAAGACCAAACGGTAACTACCCCATATTACATAATGACAATTCAACCTCAGTATTCGAAGCAAGTTGGAAGACAGGGACTTGCTTTCCAATATCGACACAATTCGAATAACACTACTCGTATCGATCCAGTGACGACCAACATTATCGATTTGTATGTAGTAACACAAGCATACTATACTTCTTATACAAATTGGATTGTTGATACGACCAATACTATTCCTAAACCACTTCGTCCAACTATCAATGAACTCAACCAAGAATATGGACAAGTACAAGACTACAAAATGCTGTCAGATGCAGTAATTCTAAACAGCGTTATGTTCAAACCGTTATTTGGCGCTAAAGCAGATGCTGCATTGCAGGGCACTATCAAAGTCATCAAAGATAGCAATACTAATGCGAGTGATAGTGAAATTAGAAGTGCTGTCTTAGCTGCAATGAATAATTACTTTAATATTAATAACTGGAACTTTGGAGATACTTTCTATTTCTCAGAACTGAGTGCATACTTACACGCTGAGTGTGGTGATCTTATTAGTTCTGCTGTATTAGTATCGAATGATCCTACCAAACCTTTCGGGGACCTATATGAAATTAAATGCATGCCATATGAAATTTTTGTAAATGCCGCCACTGCAAATGACGTATTAGTAGTACCGGCCCTAACACCCACTCAATTACAGGTAAGATAAGTATATACATGGCTAGAATCAGGACACTCGATTTCCTTCCGGAAATATTTCAAACTCCAACTAATGCACAATTTTTGGCGGCTACGCTTGATCAATTAGTGAATCCGCCCGAATCCCAGCGTATCCAGGGATATATCGGTAGCAGACTTGGCTACGGCATAAATGCTGTAGATAGCTATGTAGTAGAGCCAACTAAAACTCGTAGAAATTATCAATTAGATCCGGGCCTAGTATTCACTAAACCAAACGAATCGACTGCACAGGACTTTATCACGTATCCTGGAATCATTGACGCATTAAAGATCAGTGGCGGTGTTACTAACAATAACGACAGATTATTTAATAGCCAGTTCTATTCATGGGATTCATTTACTAATTTAGACAAGATCATCAACTTCGACCAGTATTACTGGTTGCCTGAAGGACCTCCTTCAGTTACAGTATCTGTTGCCCCTGTCTTCTCTTCAGAAAATTATATCGTAACTGATTTGGCTTCTACGTACGATATCAAGGTAGTAGGCAGTTTTGCTGGTTCGTCGAATCCTACATTAACTCTATTGCGGGGAGGCACATATACTTTTGCAGTCGATCAGGAATCACAGTTTTGGATTCAAGGTGAACCTGGGGTATCTGGGTTTTCTCCCATCCAAGCTAATCAACCTGTTCGAGATGTTTATGGAGTGAGCAACAACGGTGCCTCAGCGGGATTAGTAACATTTAATGTTCCTAGCAAAGATGCACAAGCACAATATAATTTTTCAGGCAACAATACAGTAGGCGTTGTTAGTACGTTACCTTTCGATCAAGTCAATGGTGTTCTTCTTTCTGAATTGGAAAACATCGACGGAGTAACGTCACTTGACGGGTTGACTGTTATGTTTTATAACAATGGGGTAGTCGATGAAATCGGATATACCTCTTCGTACCTAGCGGAAACCCCATATGATGTCAACGACGATCAAATTGTTGCACCGTTAACGCTTACAGTTACGAGTTGCAACACGACATCTTTTACTACCAGCTCAACTATTCAATTGGTAGTTAATCAAACAATAACGTTTGATAACCCAGTGTTTGGTGGTGTCACCGCCGGACAAGTTTATTTTATCAGTGCAATTCCAACTTCGACGACGTTCAACATTTCAGAATACATCGGCGGCCCAAATATCGTATTAACTCCCGACTCGGGAGCGATGGTTGCGAATATAAATCAAGGGCTATATCAACAAGGGTTCTATTCTACAGTCGCAGAGAACTTCTATCTGATCAGCTATGTTGGAAATCCTGATAATCCTGTTCTTAGGCTTACCCCGGCAGGTCTTATTCCTACTGAACAAAAGATCATACCTCAATATGGAACAGAATGGGTAGCTAGACCATTCTATCGAGATATTAACGGGGCAATCAATCTAGTTCCTTACATCACTGCACCCCTTGATGTGTTGTATTATCAAGACGGGACCACTTCGTCTAAAGTAGGTGTTATTCGCATCATCGATAGCAACACTACAAATTTGCTGGACGTTGACACTGACATAATTGGGCAAAAAACCTTTACTTCCCCAAACGGTATTGTTTTCACTAATGGACTTAAAGTGTCGTTCGACGGTGCAGTTGTTCCTTCACGTTATTTGACCGGGGAGTATTACGTAGAAGGGGTAGGTACTGCGATTGAGCTTATTCCAACAACCTCGCTTGTTTGCCCGGAAAAATTCACAATTGGTGAGTTCAATCCATGGGATATTGCCCCGTTTGATATCGGAAACTTTGACATTGGATTATATATTCCAGTAGATCCAGACTACATCACGATTGCTAGAAATTCGATCAACAAGAATGCCTGGTCAAGAAGCAATCGATGGTTTCACGTCGCTGTTATTCAAGCGACTGCTACGTATAATCAAAATCCTGAAATTCTAAATGTGTTGGCCACTGCAACAAACAAAGCAAAACGCCCAATAATCGAATTTTATCCTAACCTAAAGTTGTTCGATTCAGGTACTTTCGGCAAACCATTAGTTGATTTTATCGATACCCGTTGCACTGATGCATTGTCAATTGTTGCGGGCACACAAAGTTATTACCCAGACGTAGAAGTTTATACTGAGTACACCGGAACGATTGGTTCGGTAGTTTCAGCCACGACCACAACAGTTATCATTCCCACTAGCGACATCACCGGTGAATTTCAAATCGGCATGTATATTGCAGACACGACCAATATATTGCCGACTAATACTCAAATCACCGCGATTACAATCAACGGGTTAAACACTGAACTAACAGTAAGTTGGGAAAATGCAACTACACTTGCATCAGCCGCCGCTGCATCGATAACTGGCTCTGATCTTAACATCAATAACTATGGATTGTTTTCTGGTGCTAGAGTGGTATTTTCTGCCGACGCCGATATCAATGTTAGAAATAAAATTTATATAGTAGATATCTCAGAAGTCACTAGCGGTGAACCAATGGTCATTACCCTTGCTGAAGCTGAAGAAGGGTTGCGTCAGAACAATGATCAGATTGCAATCTTGCGCGGGTATACACATCAAGGTACTTCGTTCTATTATGACGGAATCAACTGGAATCAAGCACAACAAAAAGTTACGGTGAATCAAGCCCCGTACTTCGACGTATTCGACGCTAACGGGGTATCATTGGGAGATCCTGAAGTATATATAGGAACATCATTTAGCGGCTGCAAGTTGTTCGCGTATGGACTCGGAGCTGGCGCTGATGATCCTGTTCTAGCTTTTCCTGTACGATATTCCTCGATAGCTAACGTAGGTGACATTAGCTTTGATGTATCGCTTAACTCAGACACGTTTAGTTATGTTTCGGGGACAGAGCCGATAACGCAACAAGTTAACACTGGATATGTATACAGTTACGTTGGTAGAGAAACCTTTGTCAGACATCTTGGCTGGGAGAAGGCCATCGCTCCTTCTACTCAATATCAGGTATTTGAATTTGGATTTAATATTTTCCGCCCATCAACCCCTCTGAACACCTATGTTTGTGATATTGCCGCATCACCTACCCCGAGTTTAACTAATCCTGGTTGGACTCCTGTTCAAGTGTTCGTCAACAATGTTTACCAAACACCTGACAAATACACCGTTACCATTGGCAATAGCACTACTAAAATTGTATTGAATGATACTCCTACCGAATCTACTATTATTCAAGTACTGATCATCAGTGATCAAGTAAGCAAGACTGCATACTACACTATTCCAATTAATTTGAATAACAATCCATTGAACGACGACATCACCACAGCTAACATCGGTGATATACGTTTACAATATCGCGACATCTTCATCAATGCACCCAACACGACGGGTGACCTCTTTGGTTCAAACAACTATAGAGATTTAGGAAATCTAGTGCCCTACGGCACTGCGATTATTCAGAACTCTGCGTCACTTGTGTTGCCGGGTACATTCTTACGCAAACAAAATTATAATCTGTTTGATGCACTGTTGTTCAACAGCAGGGAATACATCAAATATAAGCAATTGATTGTTGACACCGTTAACAATATGGATCTTGTGCAAAGATATCTGCCTGCTCAACTTCTAGATATGGCACTAGATCAGATCACTGATGCCAAAAGTCAAATTCAAGCATTTTTCTGGTCAGACATGCTTCCAGTTAAGTCAGCATTCCGTACCAATACTTATACGTTTGCCAACACACTAGATACAACGATATATCCATTATCAAAAGTATATAATTTTCAAACAGCAAATTATGACGGAGTTCTAGTTTATCTGTCACGTATCGTAGACAACAATCGTGTTCAACGGCAATTGATCAAAGGGGTTGACTACAGTGTCAGCGCCGAATCTCCGTCATTGACTATCACTCTCGACCTACAGCCAAACGATCAAATAACGATCAATGAATATAATCAGACATATGGCTCTTATGTACCCAACACTCCAACTAAGTTGGGAATGTATCCTGCGTCAATTCCGGGCGTGGTACTAGATTCTGATTATTCGCAGCCTACTTATTTTATTAAAGGACACGACGGTTCTTATACTAAGCTGTATGGTACGTACATTCCTGAAACTCAAGTTCTCGTCGATTTCAGAGACCAAGCTCTATTAGAATTCGAAAAAAGAGTTTATAACAACCTTAAATTAAATGCAGAAGTTCCAATACAAAGATATGAAGTTATTCCTGGATATTTCAGAGACCCAACTTATACTTGGAATGAATTCTTAGAAATTTATACCCCGTCTTTCTTAAACTGGGTTGGTCAAAATAGATTAAATTACAAGACCCAGCTTTACAATAAGAACAACCAATATACCTACAACTATACAAGTGCAAGCAACAAGATAGATAAGGCACAGATCGATCAAGGGTATTGGAGAGGTACATACGAATATTTTTATGATACGACTACTCCTAATTTGACCCCTTGGGAAATGCTGGGCTTCGTTGACGAACCTAGTTGGTGGACAGAACGATATGGTCCGGCTCCGTACACAAGCGACAACGGTATTCTTTGGGCTGATCTAGAAGCCGGATATGTTTGGAATAACGGAAGTTCCTACATTATCCCTGAACTAGCTCGTCCCGGACTATCAAACATCATTCCAGTCGATACTGCAGGCAATCTGTTGTCTCCGTTAATTTCGATTGTTGGAAATTACAACCCGAATGCTTTTCAGAAAGATTGGAAAGTAGGAGACGATGGCCCAGTAGAATTCTCATATCGTCGCAGTTCGTCATTTCCATTCGATGTCATGCGAATCTTTGCGTTGACTCGACCAACTGATTTCTTTAATTTAGGGGTTGACCTCGACAATTACAAATACAATACTGAATTTGAACAGTATCTAGTCAATGACAGAAGTCATCTAGTAGTTAGCGATGTAGAGATTTATGGCGATGGCATTGCAAAAACATCATACATCAACTGGATAGTTGATTATGCGAAGCAAATTGGACTAAACGCAACTCAAAATATCAAGGATCTACTTTCTAATCTCGACGTGAGATTGATTTACCGACTTGCTGGATATAGCGACAAAACATTGCTCAACTTCTATGTTGAGAAAGGCACGCCCAACTCACGGAATTCTTCCTTGTTGATTCCAGATGAGAGTTATTCTGTATTATTGTATGATAATCAACCATTTGACAAGTTAATGTTTACTGGTATTATTATCCAGCAAGTTCCAAATGGTTGGAAAGTATATGGTAACTCGCAGAATTTTGCATACTTTACTGTACTTGATCCATTAGATAATGGTAATTATGAATATACTGCTGTTGCAGACATCACTGTAAAAACTACAGCGTCGTATAAGACAACGGAAACTCTTGTTCCGTACGGTACTATGTTCTATACTGCACAAGACGTGTCACAATTTATATTGAGCTATGGTGCTTGGGTAGAATCAAAAGGTATGAAGTTCGCAGAAATCCAGAATGGTATTGAACTTAACTGGACGCAAATGGTTTATGAGTTCTTGTATTGGGCACAGACTGGTTGGGAAAATGGTAGCGTAATTACGCTCAACCCAGCAGCAACTACATTGTCAGTCGATACCGGAACCTCTATCGTACAGCCGTTGACATTGCAACAGATCAATTTCATACTCAATCAGAATTTGTACCCAATACAATCAACTGACATGTCTGTTAGTCGGGTAGGTACGGAATTTACCGTCAACGCGTTGAATCAAGGTGACACGATATCATACGCACAATTTAACTTCAGTAACTTTGAACACGGCATCGTGTTTGATAATGTAACATTATTCAATGACGTAATTTATAATCTAGTAACTGGTCTTCGCCAAAACCGTATCAAGGTAATTGGAACTAAGAGTGCAGCGTGGGACGGCACGGTAAATGCATATGGCTTTATTCTTAACCAAGACAATATTACCGAATGGTCGCGAGAAATAAAGTACACCAAAGGTTCTATAGTAAAATATAAGAATAAGTATTGGACTGCCCTTAAGATCGTTGAGCCTGCACAGTTATTCAATGAAATGAGCTGGAAGGAAATCGACTACAACGATATTCAAAAAGGCATGTTGCCGAACGCATCAACTCGTGCATACGAAAGCACACTATATTATAATCGCGACGTAGCTAACCTAGAGCAAGATTCTAATTTACTTGGGTACTCGTTAATCGGATATAGACCTCGCGATTATCTTGCATTAGCCAACTTAACCGATGTTACACAAGTCAACGTTTATCAAAACATGATTCGTAACATGGGCACTCGCAACGCAGTCAATGCCTTCAAGGGTGCAAATCTTCCACAAGGTGGAATTGATTACAATGTATATGAAAATTGGGCAATTCAGTCGGGTGAGTACGGCGGATTATTAAATGAAAACTTTGTTGAGTTCAGAATCAATCAAACAAACCTAACAGGAAATCCTTCTATCGTTAGCTTGACTACAGGGATGCCAACTGTTGGTTCTATGCAAGAAGTCGAGTTGACCAATCTGTTTAACTATGGTAGATCAGTCACTGACCCAAACATATTAGCTACCCTTGATCCAGACACGTACAACATCCCAAATAGCCTCTATCCAACATCAGGATATGCGAATTTCAACGATGTCAAGATGTCATCATATTATTATGCAGGGTTGCCGAGAGCAGTCGACCAAAACGGCGTGGTCGTTCCTATTCAAAAATTCTATGTTCGTGATTACATGTGGTTGGCCAACTTCAAAGAGAAGTGGGGCATTTATTCTTGGAAACCAGTCGGGCAAATTATACAAGTAAGAAGCAACCTTAATGGTACTAGTACTATTACATTCAGTGAACCACACAATCTAACGAGACTAGAACCTATCTCAATCGTTAATTTTGCACCCAACGTCGATGGGTACTACATCGTTGCTGACTTAGTAAATCTCAATGAGGTGATAATCAATTTTGGTGGCGACATATCTGGTCAAGGATCACTCCAAGGGCAGGGCATTGGCTTACGATTTGTTCCACAACGTGTTGCTACAAGTGCCGACATCGCTACCCTAGACTTACTAGAAGCAGAATTTGTCAAAAATACAGTATGGGTAGATGAAAACAATGACGGTGATTGGGCAGTATATCGAAAGAGCATCAACTACCAATACAGCACTGAGCTAACAAAAACTTCAGCAGTAGCCTACGGTACTGCGGTAGCACACTCTGATAGTATTGGATATTTGATCAGTGATTCTGGATTAGGTGAAGTTTATCGATATGCATATGATGCGACGAACGATATATATGGCATTGACCCGCAAGTCTTGTCTGAAGGCACATCGTTTGGGTCAAAAATAATTCACCAAGATGATATTATCGTCATCACTAAACCAGATGGTGCTGCCAACGATGTTTGGGTTTACATATATACTCTAAACAATAGCATCGTGTCAGATGACTTGTTACTGTATCAAAAGATTCTTGCACCATTCTCAGCAACTCACTGGGCCGATGAAGTTGCATTATCTGCTGACACAAATTGGCTGTATATTGCAGATTCAGAAAATACTCTAGTCTATGTATATCGTAAAGATCAAATCTTGCTTGATGCAGGGTATTTTGCTATAGGTGAAACATATAACATCACTGAAGTAGGCACCACTGACTTTACTGCGATTGGAGCAATCGACAATAAAGTAGGCATCACTTTTGTTGCGACTGGACCGGGTACTGGATCAGGCAGCGCAATGCAAATTACATATCGCCAGTCAACCGTCATCAACGGTTCGTTATATGGATTGTCAAACACAGATGGTTTTGGTAAAGCATTATCAACTAATAGCACAGGCAACATTCTTGCGATAGGTGCTCCTAATAGAGACTATAGTGCAACTATCACTGACTGGGGCACTACTTATGTGCTGCAACGAACAGTTCAAACAGTTGAATCTCAGTATACAACAGTTGGTTATCAGCCGCACATATTCCAGTTAGCATGGACTCCAACTGCCGGGGCTATTCGCACCGCGAATGCAGTAACATCTAACTATATACAATGCAACGCTACTATGACAGTGTTCGATATAGATACTCCGGTGGTTTTTGCTGGATCTAATTTGGGTACTACTGGAATTGATCCCAATGTTGTTTATTACATCGCTGATATTATTGGTAATACTATTGCACTAAAGACATCTCGGTCAACTACCGATATAGTACCGTTAACAAATGGTAGCGGACTGTCATTCTCTGTGTATGTACAGGTAAATCCTCTTTATGTTTATGTTAACGGTACGTTAGTGCAAGATAACAACTATGCAGTTATCGGCAGTACGTTACTCTACAGTGGATACTTGCTAGCAGGGGACATCGTTGATATCAGTGATAACCAATTCAACGTATCACAGAACTTCAACTCACGCTTTGTCGATAGAACCAATATTCAATTTGGTTACGATATTGACATGACTAGACAAGGCGCGGACATCCTTGTTGGGTCACCTTTTGAAATTGACACTAAAAATCGCGAAGGAGCAGTTTACCGCTACACTAACGGCGGCGCCAGATATGGTTTGGTTATCGGAAGCACGGCATGCACGGTATTAGGTCCTAGAAATCTATTAATCAATGGATATCTAGTGCAGTTGAATGCAGGCAATGCAACCGCGATTGCTGATACGATTAATTCATCGAATGTAACAAACGTTCGGGCATCGTCGACCACTGATAACCGATTGATCATTCAAGTTGTAGATAGTGCATTAACACGATATAACGAAAAGCTACTGATTAGCGTGGTTGACCAAAGTACGTTAGATGAACTTGGCATTCAACTTTACACGGAAACACAGATCATCAACTGCCCGCACGAAGCGGGTGCAACTCAGTTCGGATCAACTATCAAGTTTAACGAGTTCGATTCGGTTGTGATCGCCGCCCCCGTCGGCACCCGCTGGACTTCTACTACTTTTGATTTTGACGACGACGAGAACAACAATGACGACACTATATTTGACAATAATGCAACTCGTTTCCTAGAATCATATACCAATGCCGGTGCAGTATACATGTTTGACTTGCTCACTGAGTATAATGAAAGCTTGACCAAACCCAGTGCATTCGTGTATGCCCAGAGCATAAATGCAACTGATCAAGACTATGGTAACGAACCTCGTTACGGTACTGCTATCGATTTCAACAATAACGTTGTAATGGTCGGCACTCCTTACTTTCTGCCTACATTGACTGATGGTCAAGTTGTGATTTATAATAACGCATCTGGCATCAAAGACTGGGCTCCTTATCGGCAGTCTGCTCCTGTCGTGAACATCGAGAAAATTCAAAATACACAATTGTTTAGCGCAGAAACCAATAATACATTAATCAATTTAGATTATATGGATCCATTGCAGGGTAAGTTATTGGGTGCAGTAAGAGAAAATATCGACTTTATAAGCAGTGTTGATCCTGCAAGGTACAATTCGGCATTGTCTGATGTCAGCGGCAATAAGTGGGGAACAGAGCAAATTGGTAAAATTTGGTTCAACACTGCAAACGTGCGCTGGGTAAATTACCATCAGAATGATGTGGTTTATAATTCGAAATATTGGGGCGCGCTGTTTCCGGGATCAGATGTGGCAGTGTGTACTTGGGTCGCGAGTTTTAATCCGCCTGACCAATATATTGGTCCTGGATTACCCCTTGATCCAGCGCAATATTCCATTAGTGCAATTCTAAATGCAACTAACTCAGCAGTACCAGTATATTGTTTTTGGGTAAGAAATACAGGAATAGTATTCAACCAACAGGGCAAAACACTGGCTGATTCAGTGATTTCGTCATACATTGCTAATCCTTTAAGTAGCGGCATCGCTTATATGGCACCTCTTCTACCCAATACTTTTGCGCTGTACAACAGTGACAGTTATATTAATGCTAATGATTCAGTATTCCACGTAGGATTTGGGGCAAGCGCCGGAAACGATGTTTCTCACCAAGAATTTACTTTGATCAGAGAAAATTATCCAGATGACTTCTTGCCTGGATTCCCTTCTTTTGCATTATCGCAGCTGGGAGAGATTATATCACCGTTACAAGCAGAAGCTGTGCAGAAGAATTCAATTCCTAAGGGACTGTATAGTAGAATGCTAGACTCTCTTGCAGGATGCGATGATGCCGGGAGTGTTGTGCCTAATCCATATTTACCTAAGGCAGTACAGTCGGGTGTTTTAGCTCGCCCAAGACAGAGTTTCTTCTATAATAGGTTCGCTGCATTGAATAACTATTTGGGATACGCGAATTCTGTTCTAGCTCAATTCCCCATCGCAGAAATAAGAGAAAACGCATCCTTCTTATTTGCTAGCGGTGAGTTCTATAATACTCCTGATTATTGGGAATATGTCAACTGGTGGGCCGAAGGATACAGCAACAATACACGTTCTATCACTCAAGTTCCATTAAATTCTGATCTTGTTGCATTATGCAATGTGGTCGACGGCACGATTGTTACAGTTGAACAAAATGGCGCTGGTAAATTCGAAGTATATCGCTATGACGCTGCAACAATGTCATGGACCAGAATTGGTCTCGAAAATGGAACGATTCAATTTAGTACATATTTATGGGACTACTCTGCTGCTAAATTAGGTTTCGGTGGAGATTTCTTTGACACGACCGCATTTGATCTTTATCCTAGCCAAGAAACATACTATATTGTACGTGCATTGAATGAGCAAATTTACGTTGATGAACTGGTTGAATACCGAAATAAATCGTTGATTCTGTTGTTCGAATATATCCAAAGTGAAACCACTGAGTCACAGAACTTCTTGCCATGGTTAAATAAGACTTCATTAGTAGATGTGTCACATACTATTCGCGAATTGCGTCCTATTGAAGTGTATCAATCAGATAATCAAGAATTCCTAGAGGGATATATCAACGAAGTAAAACCCTATCATGTCGTAATTAAAGAATTTTTATTCAAGTATACTGGTATAGAAGAATATGCAGGGGCATTTACTGACTTCGATCTTCCGGCTGGGTGGAGCAGCACAAATCGAAAATACATCTCTCCTCAGTTAGTGTACGGTGACACAAGTAGCGTCTACGAATTCAATACCACTTCAAATCTTTGGGCTACTCCTGACTATAACGAGTGGTACACTCATTATGGGGTATCATTAACTGGAGAAACGGATTATGAGATAACTGAACTTCGATCATATGTAAATCTAGGATCAAGTTATATCGCTGTCGATAATGCACAGGGTTTCCCAATCAACGGTACTATCAAGATCGGCGATGAACAGATAGGGTATTCTTATGTCGACCGCTCATTAAATATTATCGGTGGGTTGTTAAGAGGATTAAACAATACTTTGGTCTCGGATCACATTCCGGGAGAGATTGTATCGATTGATTTGCCAGCAGTGCTTGTACTTGACGGAGGCAGGGGATACAATAATCCTCCTAAGGTTACTGCATACATCGATTTAGAAAAATACCCTCAACCAAGAACCACAGCACAGCTTGAAGCAGTAATGAGTTTAGATTCTGTTATCGGTATTAATGTCATCGACCCGGGAGATGGGTACGCTGTTCTTCCTGAAATTCGCATCGAGTCTGCTTCTCAAATATCTTTTAACAGCACAGCAATTAATTCAGAACTACACACCATACAAGTATATGCCCCTGCCTTACGTACCGGCGACATCGTCCAATACAAAGATGGAACCTTAGGCGGAAGTGTTGGGCGTTTGCTCAACGACCAATGGTACTATGTAAATGTGTTGGAAAATTTCCCGGTCGCTGTTATTGCATTGTTTAGTAATGTAAGTGATGCAATTAAAAATCAAAATAGAATTCCTATCTATGCAAATAGTATTGTTTCTGGCATGTCTATCAATACTGGAGCGAGAGCATCAGCAATATCATCTGCGGCACCAGTAAGGGAAAACAACGTTACTCTACGCTTTGACCGTACTACCTACAACTCACAAGTTGTTGACTGGTCACCGGGAGCCTACTATGGATCATTCTTTGCTGGTTCATACTTCAACAGTGAATCAATTGCTAGCTCGTCGATTACACTAGACAATGAAAATCCTTCTATCGACAATATTCTAGCAAGCGCCCAAGGTCTTGCATTAGAGATTTCTAGCGTAGCGAATGACAGGCAGATTACATGGTCTTCGTTTGTAAGATATGTTGGACAAACTAGCAGCGGCGACAATTATATCACATTGATTCCGCAAGACGGTAATCCGGTGACGATTGATCCTACTCTAGTTCCGGCTGCTGCCTCAGGCGGCACTACAGGATTCTATGTAGGAATGCCGATCAAATTTACGGGCGCTACTGTAGGTGGGTTGACTGACAGTCAAATATATTATGTGGCTGAAGTAGTTGATGAAATCAACTTTACCGTGTCAGCAACAGAAGGCGGCTCGGTATTTTCTCTAACTAGCGGAACTGTTAGTGCAGCCGGATTAGAATGCTACGTAGCAGATGTTACTGATACTGCCGTTCTTACAGTGAATTATCCCGGCATACTCACTGCAACCGCGACGACTGCTGGTACTAATGTAATTACTATTCCAACTAGCGAGATTGGCACCGGCGGAACTGCTGGATTCTATCCGGGTATTCCGTTATTTTTCCCTGATCCTACATTCGGTGGAATCACTCCTAATGAAATCTACTATGTGACAACAATCGTTGATGAACAAAATATTACTATTTCAACAAATCAGGCTGCATTAACGCTTACAGTTACCGGAACCGTTGGTATTTCTGACACAGTAGTCATTAATGATACTGCCAACTTAGCAATCAACGATCCTATTATTTTCACTAGTTTAACGGGTACGCTCGTTGCTGCTGGGCTTGTTTCCGGTAAAACGTACTATGTGAACAGAATAGTTAATTCTACTGAGATCACTCTTGCTGAAGTAATAAATGGCCCTGTCGTGCTATTGAATACTGGTTCAGGAACAGGTCTATTGACTAGCCAAGCTGATACGTTGCAATTGACTACCGACACTGGTTCTATGACAATGAACGTTTCTCTTCCAGCAAGCCCTGGACAAATTAACGGTCAGTTGTTTACGCTTTATAACACATCAGGACAGTATCCTAATCTTGACACCGCCAGTATTACTGCACTAATCGAGCGATCTGTCCAAGCTACTATAGGCGACGGGACTTCAGCTGGGGTTAATAGGATTGCAATTTTAGACGCTGAACAAGGAACATCTAACTTCTATGTTAACATGCCGGTTCGGTTCGACACGGCTGTGGGCGGACTGTCAACAGCTACAACATATTATGTCATCGATTATTCAGGAAGACTTGTTCCGGATGTATTAAATCCAGGCAACTTTATCACCCAACCTAACATCGAAGTATTTGTGGTGTCAACATCATCGTCTACTAACCGAATGACAGTTGACACGGTTGATACTCCGGGCACCGACACACTATATCAAGGAATGATGATTGTATTTTCCGGAGCAGCTTTGGGCGGCGTAGTCAGCACGCGGGAATACTATGTCAAAGACATCATTTCTCAATCGCAGTTCACTATCAGTGATACACTAGCAGGAGCACTAGATCCACTAGCTCCTCCGGTAACATTGACGACATCAAACGGTCTTATGGTTGGCACAGGCGATCCTTATTTGGTCGTGTCAGCGACATTGGGCGGCTCAGCAGTCAATCTGACGACAGACACCACCGAATCTCGAATGGTTCAATTCCCTAATCCTTCAGGATCGAACCCTCCGTCATTCGACGTGTCATATATCTTGGGCGGATACAGAGTAATCATCGCTGACGGAAGTACAGGTTTCGCTATCGATAACGTACTTACTCTTTCTGGGGCAAGCGTAGGTGGAACTAGTCCAAACAATGACCTCACTCTCACTGTTAATACAATCGACGATGACGGGAGCATCACTGACGTAATCATCTCCGGGACTGTGCCTGGGGAATCAAATCAATACTATTTAAAAGTTCGGTCACCGTATGAGCTTGAGGTATACTCTAATCCATTAATGACTGTTCCGGTTAGCGGAATAGATTTTGCATACACTGGATTTACATCGACTACGGTAACTGAAACTCAAGCTGGACCTACTTCTACGATCACAGTCAATAATGCTTCTGTGTTTGAACTATATGACGCAGTTGTATTTACAGGTACAGTTGCGGGAGGCATCGTAGCGAACCAAACATACTACATCATTAACATCTCGACTAATTCGATACAACTAAGTACTACACCTTCAGGGTCAGCAATCACGCTAACTACTGTATTGGCAACTAACTTCACGATGGCTAAAACTGGCAGTATTGCATTGCTTCCTGAACCGTTCTACTTCTCTCCTTCTATCGTTAGATTTAATAATAGAGTTTACGTCTGCGCAATCTCAAACAATGATGACACCTTTGTTTTCGGTAAATGGGATTTATTAGATTCAGGAGATCGTAGATTGAACGCTATGGATAGAGTTATTGGCTATTATCGACCAACAGTCAATATGCCTGGCGTAGATTTAACTCAACTATTCGAGGGTGTAGAGTATCCTAACTCGACTTATTTGGGGAATGCGTTCGAACCCGATCAACAATGGCCACTTGACACGATATTACAAGATCAACCTTTCTATCCGACTGACGCCGACATTACTTCTATATTATATCATGACGACAGATATCTTGCATCTGCTAATCTTCCTACTTCTTCTGCTATAATCAGCAATGCATTTGATGAAGCTACTTGGCAGGTAAATCGTTTAACTAATGCAGGAGTCGGGGTGACTGACATAATTTACGCAGATGATTATTATGTGATGACTTCATCGAATCCCGCAACGCCGATCTTTAGAAGCACTGACGGTGAACTGTGGAGTGCTAACGGGTATTTTATACCGTTCGGTGCTATATCGAATACTACGACTACATTGAGCAGCGCGTTGCTGACTTTAAATTCAATTGCTTATTATAATAATCAGTGGTGTGCAGTAGGTGAAAACATCATTGTTAGTGCTGATGCTTATATATGGAATCAAGTGAGTGATTTTGATCCCGCTTATCAATATCAACTATATGGTGTCAGCGCAGTCCAGTTGCCAGCGTATTCTGGTTTTGTTACTGTCGGTAAAGGACTAAGACCAGATTATACTACTGGATTTACTCAAATAGTTCCTACTAATTTAATTCTGTACAGTTCAACAGGGCTTAATTGGACAGCAGTTTCGACGCTTACTAATAAAGGGCTCTATGGTATTTCAAGTAATAATACTATAGCGATTGCAGTAGGCGAGTCCGGCGTCATATACGGTTCTGCTAATGGTGCTGATTGGTTAGGAATCAACGAAGTAACTGTAATTTCAGTAAATGCGTCGAATAATATATTGAACGTGACTAACACTGCTGGACTATCAATAAATGATTCTGTTCGCTTCTCGGCTTCATTCTCGTCGATTTTAGCAGGAACTACTTATTATATTAAGACTATCGTTTCTTCGACTCAAGTTACGTTGTCTGATACCTCAGGTGGCAGCACAAAAACATTAACTGTGGGTTCTCCGATAGATCAAACATTGATGTATATCTACGATGTGACCGACCCTATCCCATCAACACTACGAGACGTGATCTACGCAAACAATGTTTGGATTGCAGTAGGTGACGATGGCACGATCAAGACTGCACCAAATACCGGATTGATTTGGACTACACAAACTTCTGGTACTACTGAAAACCTGAATGGCATCGCGTATGACAGCGGCGCATTAAAGTTTACTATTGTGGGCAATAACAGCACGATACTTGAGTCAGATGATAACGGTGTAACTTGGACTGACGTATCGGTATTTGCAGTTACTCCTGCAGTATATGATGTTCAAGGTGATGCATTCTTGTCAGGATATGGACCAGAAGAACTAGTTCCTGGTGTGGTAACAGACACATTAGCAATGATCGTAACCACATCTCCCGGTACTAATTGGCCAGTTACCGAATATGCCCACACTGGCTATAACGTAATATCAATAGAAGTAGCTCCCGAATCAGCGACTCAAACCGTTTATAGTTTTAATAACATAGTGCGGTATCCAGTGCAAGTTTTTGTGCAGATTCTAGATGCGACAACAATGCTCGGCACAACACTAGCAGAAACTGAATATACCATAGATTGGATAAACAAATCAATCACCTTAAATACTCCAATCGGCTTCTCTCCTGCAATGGAAAAATTAAGAATAGACGTATATGAAGTGGGCAATGGCAATCAGTTGGTGAAGTCAAACACCGATGCCGATCCAATCAGAACCAATACAGTAACTGGATTTGACGAGATATATCTTGATTGCAACTATAGTGCTGCAATCTTTAATGGCGGCGGCATAATTCGGCCAGATACAAATCCAATACAAGTTGAAGTTACTGCATCAGATAGCTCTAACAATAGATATACATGTGCAAGCGTGACGGAATTTGTAGTTAACGCCGCGATCACGTTTACCGGAGTCGTGTTTGGTGGTGTAGCAGAAGACACTGTTTATTATGTCAAGTCGATAAGTTATGCCACAAATGCGATTAGTATTTCTGCATCTTATAATCCAATTACCGGAGTTGCAGGACCCACGCTCGTTCTCACTACTGACACCGGAACGATGCAAGCTATTGTCCAGACTGGCACTGGTTTAGTATGGACTGATCCCATCGTGTACTTGAATGGCGAAAAGCTTGTATTTGGCAACACCGGACAGGTAACGAGAACCAATGCTAGTAATAATGCACTAACAATCAATTCAACGTATGGATTTACTGCAGGGCTACCGATCACATTTAGCAATTCAATGTTTGGGGGTGTCATACAACCACAAACAACTTATTATATCGCAACTGTTATCGACGACAATGAGTTCACTATTTCGGAAACATCCGGCGGCCCCATACTGACATTGACAAATGCAACAGGCGGCGCTGTTTGGATTACGAACGATTATGCGTTTGGCATTCAGCCAAACAGTGTTCAGGCTGTGATGATCTTTGCTACAGGTGACTATGACAACAGTATAGATTATATTGCGTACTCAGTGTTCGGTGAGACTGAACCTGATCAATATAAATATACTGTACCAGAAGTCCAATGGTTCATTGGGAACGGAGCAGCCGCGACGTTCAATCTGAACAATTACGTGGGTGATACTAACCCATATAATGCAGTAGTAGAAATTAACGGAGTACGACAGACACTTACTCAGTATACTATTGATAGTGACACTAATACTATCTTGTTCTATACACCTCCTATTATAGGTGCAACAATCAGCGTGCAAACTTACAACAGTACTGATAGACAGTATTTTGATACTCAATATGGTGTTACCGGATCACCTGGATCATCGTCGTTGAGCTTTACTGTAGGATCAACTACTCATTTGGTCGGCACATATGACCAAGACACTCCTTCAATTCAATCGTATGACCAAGACACTCCTTCAATCGTTTCATATGATGAAGATATTAGCCTGTTAACCCTCTCATCTGGTAACACTAGCTCGCTGCAAGTCAATAACGCAGTGACTTTTACTGCTCCTACTATCGGCGGAATCGTTGCAAATCAAACATATTATATCATAGAAATCATCAACTCTACTGATTTTGTTATTTCTGAGCAAGTAGGCGGCCAGCCTTTCGTAGTTACTACTGCTTCGGGGTCTATGGCAATGACATCAAATGGATTAACAGTTGCCCCGATCGCCAATATCATATCTACACTTTCTGTGCCTGTCGCTACTACTTACGCTACAGCGACTACTACAGGTACAAATCAGATTACCGTAACTAGTACTACTGGATTTATAGTAGATCAACCTGTTCAGTTTTATGGTACTGGTTTTGGCAACATACTGACTGACGGCACGGTTTACTTTGTCAACACTATCGGTACCGGGGTATTCACGATCAAAGATGAAAACGGAATCGTTATTTCGTTATCAAATGGTACTGGTAATGTTCTTGTGGTTGTAGGCGGACAATCTACTATTCGGGTGAAGACTTCAAGTAGACATCGATTTGTGGATAACTCAAGAATCAGAATTGATGGAACCACAGGCTCAGTGCAACTGAACAACAACATATATTATGCCAAAGTCATCGACTCGTATACCTTCGACCTATACAACACCCCATATGGTTCAACTATAGGATACATTAATGACCCAGTAACTACTATCAATGCTTATACTGGCGGTGGGTACGTTTGGCTTGCGGGTCTGTTTAATGCAGTAACCACGACTGCCAGTGCAACTACTACGTCTACTAATAGAATAACTGTTGCTTCGACTTTTGGATTGGTCATAGGCACTCCAATCTACTTCTCTGAACTTGGATATCTATTTGGTGATACTATAATGGGTGGATTAGTTCAAGGCACAGAATACTACGTGAAAGCAGTAATTGATAGTACTAAGTTTACTATCTCAAGTATCCGCGGAGGCGTAGAGACAGTGCTTAGCACTGATAGTGGTGCAATGAACGTAACGCAGTGGTCTCAATCCAACGTTGATCGTTTATGGGTCACCGTGAATGGGCTTAGGGTTCCTTCTTCAAAGCTCAGGCTGAACCCCGCAAATGAAATTAGCATCTTGACCGAAATTACTTTCGGGGATGAAGTGATCATTGGAAGCATGATGCCTCATAGCTCACCCGATCAAGACGTATATATTAATTTTGTTGATCAATCAGAATACCCTACTGTTTATCGAGCAAATGATGAAACCAGAACTTGGTTAGTTCAACCGATATATGACCTGAGTACACTGATATATGTATATGATGTGAGCGCCTTGACTAACACTGTGGTTCAGAATGTTACCGCCCCAGCAGTCATTGATGGCTATCGTAATATCGGTTTAACCGCAGATAAAAGAAGCATATGCAGTGTAACGGTTCTAAATAATACTACAGGATTGTACATTGATAGTCAATACTACAGCGTAGAAGTCGAAGAACTGTCACCGATATTAAAAATTGTACCAGGATCGTATATCAACACCGGAGATTCATTGACTATTAATACACTTGAAGGAAATACTATTTACGTTAACGGTGAGCGAATCAAGTTTGGTAGTGTTAATTTCGATAACAACACATTAGGCAATTTACAACGCGGTGCAAATGGTACCGGTGCACAGTTCTATATTCCACTGTACTCTGAAGTATATGGTTTACTTTCCTCTAACAGACTTCCAGAAGCATACTATAATCAGACGTGGAACTCATATAATTGGAATGTTGTAGAGGGTGATCCGTTGTCGATCAGTGATACCGTATCCGCACAATTCTTACAGGTGGACATAACCTAAATGATAAATAAAGAGATGAAAGAGCATAAATCAAATAACGAGGAAAAACCGGAACGCAAACCCAATGAATTTGGTGGTATCTATTTCTCTTCTGGTGTAAAGATTTTTGATCCAAATTCGCAAGAAGTATTAGTACACACCAGAGGGGATGATTGATGTCTGTGATTACCTTATCGTATAAAGTCGAAGGCTTTCTTAAAATCTATGACCCCAATGATGGGGAAGTGTTCGTGGAAAAATCCAATGCGATTAACTACGAAAATATGTCAGAGGCTATCGCAGACACTCTCAGTAGTCGCGGCTACGGAGAAATCTATCAAATGGCATTCGGTAACGGTGGCGCATCTGTGTCTGAGACCGGAGTGATTACCTATCTTCCTCCTAACACTACAGGACAGAATGCTGCGTTGTATAATCAAACTTATGCAAAAATAGTCGATGACACTAGTGTCTTCAATCTAGACCCTACTAGAAACAAGATGACAGTCTTTCATACGACCGGACGAACCTACACTGATATTCTAGTACAATGTTTGCTCGACTACGGCGAACCTGCAGGACAAGCCGCGTTCGACAATAGCACACAAACGGATTCGGCTTATATTTTCGATGAATTAGGATTACTGGCTAATTACGGAACTGATAATACGGGAACAGTAATAACTAGACTCTTGACTCACGTAATCTTTCATCCAGTGCAGAAATCATTGAACAGGCAGATTCAAATCGATTACACCGTCCGCGTGCAATCTTTAACCAACCTGGTGACTATATAAACGAAGTGAGTTAAGCTATGGCATACACGATTTTAAAGAGTGACGGTACTGTATTAGCAGTAATTCCTGACGGAACTGTTAATATTGATAGTACTTCTCTTAGTTTGCCTGGCAGAAACTACCCTGGCTATGGACAAGTATTTGATACTAACTACGTTCATCATTTAGAAAACTTTGCATATATCTATCCGCCAGCTAATGCATTAGTAGGGCAATTATGGTATAATACAGATAATGGTAAACTTTATATCTGTCCTACTGATGGAGAAACCAATCCCAATAATTGGGTTGAGATCATAACAACTGATGGCATCACTGGCAATCTTGCAGTAGGCAATCTGATCGCTACCGGCAACATCAACGCGAACAACGGGAACTTCACTAATAATGTTAATGCTAATGTTATTACTGCAAACTATCTCAACGTAAATGTGCTTGCTAATATAGTCAACGCCAACATTACAGGTACAGTTACTGCTACCGCAGTTAACACTATTTCTATTACATCCGGGTCAAGTTCCATTAATGGAAATTTAACAGGCGCCTGGACAGTTACCGGTTCCAATACACTCAATGGTGTGTCAGGTACAGCAATGTGGGTCACTGGTGGTAATATTCTTGCAACCGGACTCAAGACCGATAACTACATGTACGCTAACGGTGTTCCGATAAGTTTCAGCGGAACATATGCTAATTCTAATGTAGCGAGTTACTTGCCGACATATGTCGGCAACGTGGGTTTTACAGGCAGTGCCACTACATTTAACGGAAATGTACTAAGCACCGGCGCAAACACTACTCCTGGTACAATTACTGGTAATTGGACATTATCTCCTGGTTCATTATTGTCTGGGTTAACGAGTATACCTGGAGCAAATGTAACCGGTACGGTTGCCAATGCGACATATTCAGCTTCTGCTGGCACGGCAACAAGTGCTACTACAGCAGGTACTGTAACTACAGCAGCACAACCCAACATCACTTCTGTGGGTACATTAATTTCGTTGACCGTAACGAACAAAGTAACAGCTGGTCAGTTACAGGGCGAAGGCGGAAATATCAGTAACTTGACCGCCGGAAACATAGTAGGTGCAGTAGCATTTGCTACTACTGCAAACACGGTAGCTGGTTCTAACGTAGTAGGTGCAGTAGCACTTGCTACTACTGCAAACACGGTAGCTGGTCCCAACGTTACTGGCAAAGTCGCAAATGCATTCTATGCTGATGTAGCAGGGTCATCTGGTCCTGCAGACTCTGTTCTCGGTGCTAATGTTATAGGAGCGGTTGCGAATGCTACGTATGCTGCATCTGCTGGTACAGCAGGCACTGTAACAACAGCAGCACAACCCAACATCACTTCTGTGGGTACATTAACATCACTAGGAGTCAACGGTACAGTAACAGCAGTTGCATTCACCGCTAATACAGGTGTGTT